GATCAGTTACCTGAACTGAAATCACAAATTAACAATATTTTAGAAAAATTAGATCAGTAAAAGAGTCAAAATATTGATTATAATGAGAAAAAATAAAAGTTCGGATAACGAGACTTATCCGAAGTGATTGAGGTTAATTTAAATCTGTTAAATTATAATTCCCTAAGAATTTTCTTTGATTATCAAATAATAATTTGATTGGATTATTAATTAAATATTTTCAAAAAAGAGGTACAGTATTAATTGAATTTAAATCTTTAGACAGAATTTCCAATATTTCTGATAAAAACCATTCAGTTTTTTGACTGATCTTCCCACAAAACTTAATAACTTCACGATCTTCATCCTGAACAAATTCTTCAAAATATTTTTCATTAAAATAAAATGGACCGTCATAAGGAGATAGAATTGAAAGTTCTGGTTCTAAAATTATTTCAGAAATTTCACCAGATCCATGATGTAAATTATTTCTTATATCTTTCATGGAACATAACCAGGACTTTGGATTTCTTGAATATTCAGTTTTAAATAATTTTGTTAATTCATGGTCAAAAAAATTTTGTAGTAAGTGTTCCTTTATTTCTTTTAAATAAGGATTTTTTTTGTACTTACTAGGAAATTTAATTAGTTGTCCTAAAATTTTACAAATAAGATCAATCTCAGTAACTAAACTTGAAAAGAAAAGATTAATAATTGAATCAATTAGATAATTATAATCATATATGTCAAAAAAACGAATTGATATTCCTTCCAAATCAATTAAATGATCTAGTCTCCCTTCAATTATTTCAATTTCCTTCCATTTATAGAACTTATAAAAATCAATCTTTCTGATCAATCCCAATGAATAAATAGCTAATTCATTTTTGTAATTTATTGAATTTAAAATTTTTTCTATTGAGAGATAGATATGAGAATCAGTTCTTCCAGCTTGCCAAACTACATATAAACTTTTTTTGAAATCATCTTCATTCTGTATCATTTAAATATCCTACCATTCTTCTTCTACTCTTTCTTTCATCCAATTAATATGATTATTGATCCATTTAATCTGATTACGGGAAAATTTTTTGACATGGGGATCTGTACTTCTTTCCTTTAAACTCTCTAGAAATTTTATGTTTAACAACGATTGTGGTGAAGGTTCTCCGGGGGATACTATTTCTGCCTGTGTTGTATCAATTGCAGCTGAAATCAAGGATAAAGTAGTTTTTTCTCCTTTACTTTTTATGATTATTTGCTCAAAAATATCAAAAATCCATTCTGATGAAGGAAAATATAGAAGTAATCGAGCAACTCCTTGTAATTTATTTTGAGAACCTTCATCTATCCATTCATTTAAGATTTCCTTTATAATTGGTATAGTTTCATAATTAATTTTTCCACCTTTCATACTGCTAATTTCATAAAATACGTAAGGTGCTTTCATAAAATAATAATTCCCCATTTCTATCCAATCTCTTACTCTTCTAAGAGCTTTTTGTAAATGATCCTCCTGTTTAATTAAATTTTTTATTGCTTCATCGAATGAAAAAGGAATTACTTCATATTTTTCATTTTTAGTTTCAATATGTTGTTTAATTTCTATACGTTTCTCAAAAAAATCTAAAAGAAATAATGGATCAAATTCTGATATTATATTTATAACATAATAAAAATCAAAACTATAAACATTTTCCAATATTAGGAAATTCATAATTATTTTTTTAATTATATTAATATGTTCTTCAGTAAGTTCAAATTTAATGCGAATAATGGCTCTAATAATGGTTGTTTTTAATCTCGGTGTAACATCTTCAGATAACCCCTTTAAAAGAACAAGATATCTTTCTCGATTCACATATTGTAAATTTGGGAGAATATCACAAATCTTAATCTTCCCATCTTCATCAGCTTGATTTAACATATGCTGGAGAAAATCCAAATCATTCTCATTAAATTCATTATAGAAGGTTAATACTTCATAACTATTAATAATAACATATGTATCATTTGTATTCTTTAACCTTTCAATAATTTCTGATGCTGTCTCAATTGCACTAACCCTAAGACCTCCAAGTATATATCCAGATAAAGCCTTTATTTCAGCTTTATTATTTTGTAATTTATTAAAGACAATTCCGGCAAAACTTGGATTTTCTATCCCTAGTTCATAAAGAAACTCCTTGAGGGTATAAGAATATCTATATTGATTGTCTCTCAAGATTTGGATCAAAAGCTCTGAGAATTGTTCTTCTGAGAAAATCGTTATAAAGTGTTTCATTTGTTTTTTAATAAATTTATGTAATTCTTTAATTTCTTCGAGATCTTTATGGCCAATTAACACTCTAGAGAATTGGTATTCTTCATTTTTTTTATATTTTTCTAATATATCACTTATTTTTATATCAGTCTCTACGATTTTCCATTTTTGAAGATAATTAAGTGTTTCCAGAATAGTATCAATAACAATCCAATTTGATTCATCTTCTAGTCTTTCTATTAAAAATTGTATTAAACATTCTTTTTCCTTTTTTATCCCCTTTTTTAATTCTTTATTTAAATCTATATCTCTTTTTTCTATTCTATCAATCATCTTATAAGCTTCAAAGATAACATTTGGGACTTTTACTCTAACAGTACTCCATGGTGAATCAGTGCCAATGCTAAATAAGAATTTTATATATTTATTTCTTATTTTTTGTGATCTGAGATTTTCGGGAATTCTTATTTCGCTTATTGTTATAGTTCCTATTTTTTCTAAAGACTTTTCAACCCTTTCTACTGTTTCATTTAATTGTTTTTCAATAATTCCTAATATTAATACATCTAAAAATTCATTTTTGAATATCCACGAATTTATTTTATCCAAAATCATTTTACGAAAATCTATTCTGTAATAAATTCTATTATTCAAAATCCAGATATCCCTATTAAATTGAATACTGCAGACATCTAAAAATGTATTTCTTATGGTATCTCCATAAGATTCTTTTATTCCTTCTTCGAGTGTCAACTCTTTAAGAATTTCAAGAGCATCATTAAAAGTATCAATAGAATTTGCAATCTTTTTTAAATGTTTAGCTATTTGTTTACGTATATCTAAATCAGTAATTTCCTGAGTTCCCCAAAATCTATTGTAAAAGTTAAAAGGTTCTTTTTTTATTTTTAGCATATTTTTTATGATATCAAGAGTTTCTTCCGGGCTAAGGTAAGCTAAATCTTCAATAAAACTGAGAATCATAAATTTCTTTCCGTTATCTCCTTGTAAAGCTTCTTCTTTTAGCTCTTCAAGTAATTCATTAAGCAATATTTTTTTATCGACTCTGATTTCTGCAATTGCTAAATTTGTGATTATTTGTTTTGGAGCAAACTGAAGTAAGTTCTTTATAACAATTTTATGTAATCCAGTTGGTTTACCATTTCTAAAAGAAGCTTCCAGAAGTAAATGCTCTCCCATAAGATCAGGGATAATTTTTAATTTATCTGCTTTGATTTCTATAATTTTTTCATTTAACAAATCTTGAATCATAAGTTGTTCAGTAATTATTGAAATTTTAAGGATTTTTGAAAGTTTTTTGTGAATATTTTCATTGGAAATAGTTATTGGAACTAAAAAAGATAATATTTTTAATAATTCAATATATTTATCTCCTTTATTAGTTTGTATTTCAAATAAATATTTATTGAAATATCTCTGTATGATTTCATGAGAAGATATATCTTGTATTGAAATGCCTTCATTTATTAATTGTGTTGCCATTATTGCAATTAAGGGAATGCCATTACTGATTTCACAAATAATGTTTTTTTCTGTTTTAATGACTTTTAATTCATCTAAAATCTCCAGAATTTCTTGATTATTAAGTTTTGAAATATCCATTTTTTCATAGTCAATTAATATTTGACTCTTAAAATTTCTTAAAAAAGTAGGTCGAGTGGAAATTATTAATTTCATTTTTGATGCTTTTTCTGATTGTATTAATGATAAAAGTTTATTGAAATTTTTATATGAATGAGCATCATCTAGAAATATGATATATTTTTCTTCTGGATTTAATTCTGATAAATGTTCATCGAAAGATTCTGTCTCAATCCTAATAAATCTCTGATTCCATCCCTGTGATTCAACAAGTTTAGCAAATTCAATTAATAGATGGGTTTTTCCAATTCCTCCTTGCCCATAAATCAATAGGATATTTTTCTCACTAATAATAAAATCTATGAATTTTTCTTTTTCTTTTTCTCTGCCAACTAAATTGATTTGATAATTAATTAGTTTTTTTCCGGATAATTCATCGCTAAATTGATCTTGATATCGAGTAAAAAGTGGCAATTCTCTTCCAAAAAACCATTGATAAACCATTGGATGCTTAACAAGTATATTTTCAAGTTTTTCGCCATCCCATATTTCAACTTCAAAGTCATATTGTTCTGCTAGTTTATTTATCTTCTCCTTATAATGAACAGTCATTTTAAGGGGAGTCAATATATAATAATAATCTGGTTTTTTATTGGCAATTTTCTCAAATTCTCCCATTTTCGTTTTAGTGCCTTCAAGATTATAATATAATAATCCTCTAGATCTACTAACTCCTGTTTTAAGATCAGAATATTTGAATTGAAAAATAAATTTTCCTTCTTTATTATTATATTTCCCTTGAAAAAAAGCATCTATACCTTTATCCGCACCCTTTGCTCCAAAAGGTACTAATTCATTACCAATTTCAAATTCTAATAGTTTATTACAAAAACTTTGAAATTCTTCTCCATTTTTGATTTTTGACCAATCAACTTTTTTTGGAGTTTCTTCCATAATTTATTTATTTTATGTTAATATTTAAAACTTCCTAATTATCATATTTAAAATGAAAAGAAAGAATTATTTTTTAGAAAATGAGTTTATTAAATGATTGTTCAATCTTAATAATCCAATATCAATTATTGCATTCTATTAAGAATTTTTTTTTAATATTTTCTGAAATAACTATGATATAAGTTCCTATTCTAAATATATCAATAGATATTCTATAAAAATACTCAAATTAATCTATTTTTCGAGATAATTCTCGTAATTCTTCGGGATCTGGAGTATAACAATGTGAATGTTTTCTTATCCAAATTTTATTATCAGAATCCATATTAATTTCTTGTAGATACTCTTCAATGACTACTTCAATAACTAATTTTCCATCAACCATAATATGATCTATAATTTTTGGAGTAAGAGCAGGTTTAATATTATGACTACCACAATTAAGAATTTGTTGTTTAAGTTTTTCTAAGTCCTCATTTTTCTTGGATACTCCAAATATTTCTCGATTATTTCCTATTCCAAAAAGAATAGATCCTCCATTAGTATTTGCAAAGGCTGTCATTACTTTCGCAATTTTTATTGGTTCAGTCCATTCACTCTTGAATTCAAGAGTTTCATTTTCTCCATCCTTGATTCTTTGTAATAAAAATGATAATGGTTCTTTTGTAATATCTATATAATTCAAAACAAAATCAAAAAAAATTAATACCAATATAATTTGGGAAAACGAAGAAAGAAATCCAACTAAACTGATACCAAAATCAATATTTTGCTTTAGCATTAAAAAAACAATAAATCCACCTGAAAATGATGCTAAATTTATTAACCAATTATCCCATGCTTTTCTTAACTTAACTCTCTGAATATACTTATTAAAATCATCATTAGAAAATTTAAAAAATTTATTAAGATAAAAAGAAAATAATATCAAAGGAAAACCGATAAATGACAAAAAGACCATTAATTTAATATTTGACTTTTTAATACCTATATCACAATATTCTATTTTTTCATTAATTTCTTTAATCATATCGGATTCTTCTATTTCCCCTAAATTTAATAATCCTGTTTTTAGTGATTCATATAGATTTTTGGCTTCTTTGTAATTACCTTCCATATAGAATTTTTCTGCTTCATTGTTAATAATATCTTTTGAAGAATCAATTATAGTTTTTATATTAAATGCACTGGGATATATGTCAACAAGTGGACTATATTTCTTAAAAGGATCTTTTTCGATATATATTTTAATATTCGATCTAAATTTATCATATGCATAATAAATCCTTGAAAAAAGTACAAATGCTTCTTCATATTCACTTTTAGTATATCTTTCATTAGCTTTTTCTAAGAGGGGAAATAAAAGTTCAAATATCTTATATTCAATATCATTAAGTTTTAGATTTTGTTCTTCAAAAACAACATCATTATCATTAAAATTCGCATTTTCAAACTTAATATATGCCATTTGGAGGTACCATAAAGCATCGTAAGGATTATCGCTTGTTAATTCTAATCCATCAATGAGATTTTGAGTTGCTTCTTGTTCTATTATATTAAAATGACTTTTACATTCGGAACAAAACGTATTAATTTGATCTAATTGATATTTTTCCTTTAAACCGTTATACATCTTATTGTTAATAATACTATTAAATGAACTGAAAGCATTTCTGTATTCTTTCCTTTGATAGTGGATAATTCCATTATTACATAATGAAAAAAATCCTCAATATCTTTCATAACATTATATATGTAAATCTTTCCTTTTTCCGAAACTTGAATAAGAATAAAATGATTCTGGGAATCATTAATTACTTTGGAAAAAACTATTTTTTCTTGATTTCCAGAATATTCTAAAAGTTCTATCCAACCTTTATCATAATTTGCAGCTTCTGTATCCCTTCCATAATGCGCGAATATTAATATTCCTGAATCATCCTTTGAAAGTATAAATTCATTAAAATGATCATAATTTAGAAGTATATCATCTTTTTCATAATCGATATGTGTTAGATCTAAAACATTTTCATAATCATTTACCTAAACTTACCCCTGGTTTTATGACAACAAATTGAGTGCTTTGTAGATCTTCTCCTGCTCTTCTGTGAGGGCGACTGTTCGGGTCGTGCTCAATTGCGTTTTTTTATCGGTGAGTCTGA